ACGTTTCTCAATCGCGGCGAGTGGGGTGAGAAGCACCCCGTCGAGGGCCGGGCCATCGCTGCCGTGCTGGACGACAACGCCCTGAAGGAACGCCAAGGGGGGCAAGAGCTGAGCGTCGCGGAGTCCTCTCTGCTGCTTTACGCGGCGGTCGAGGATCTGCCCGCTCGGCGCCCGGCGGGCGAAGGGCTCAACGTCGACGGCCGCGAGTACATCGTCAACGACTGGAGCGAGGACATGGGGATCGCCACCGTGGCCATCGGCCAGACTGTCACCATGTAGGAGGTGCCCCATGTCCATCGTCAACAGCATCGAAACCGTCCGGGACTGGCTGACCGCCGAGGTCTGCCCTCTGGTCAAGCTGAAGCTCCCCGACGACAACGCAACGGACGCCTCCTACCCATACAAGCTGGTAAACCCGGCCGCGTTCTCGCTTTTCGTACCATCGAAGGACAGGACGCCCCCGAACATCGCCGCGCCGATCCCGTCGGTCTGCGTGCAGATCGTTCAGGGCGACGACGACCTGCTCCAGAGTGCCCGAGACATCAAGATCCGGCTCTGCTTCTCAGCGTGGGATCCCGGCTACCACGGGCCCGACATCTTCAAGCCGAAGGGCGACGGCAGCGGCACCTACATCCAGCAATACAACGAGGCGGCGGCCTCCTACTTCGTGAAGAACGGAGAGGGCTGGCGTGACGCATGGAATTTTGTGGACACAGCCCTCCGGCTGATTGAAAATGCCGAGTACCTCGGCGACCTCCGTGTCATCAAGGAGAAGGGCATCACCTTCGGCCCCGTCGCGGAGCAAGACGCCGTCCCCGACTTCTACCCGTACTGGTTTGCATGGGCCGAGTTCTCCGTCGAGGAGACCCTGACCCGCAACCCGAAAAGCTACCAACACCTGCTTTAAGGGCAGCCGCTCGGCTGCTCTAATTTCATGCAAAGGAGGATAAGCAGATGGCAAACGAATACCTCTACGGCGCCTACGGCCACATCGGCGAGACCGTGGCACAGAGCGCCGTGCAGGCGGGCACCACGCCGGTCTATATCGGCACGGCACCCGTCAACCTCGTGCGCGACTTCGGCAAGGCCGGCATCATCAACGCGCCGATCAAGATCACCAGTCTGGTCGACGCTCAGAAGAAGATCGGCTACTCGTCCGACTGGGGCACCTTTACCCTGTGCGAGGCCGTGTACGCGCATTTCAACAACACCCTCGGGAACATCGGCCCGATCTACGTCATCAACGTGCTCGACCCCTCCGCGGGCAAGCACCGCAAGGAGGCGGCCACGACCAAGACCCTCACCTTCACCGGCGGCCGCGCTGAGTTCGCCAGCGACAAGATCATCCTCGACACCCTGACCATCGCAAAGACGGACAGCGGCAACTACGTCGAGGACACCGACTACGCTGTGGACTACAACTTTACCAAGAGCACGGTCATCATCACCAGCCTGAAGGACGACGCGCAGCTCACCGGCAGCCTGACGGCCAGCTTCAGCGAGGTGGACGACTCCGAGATCGCAGACAGCGACATCATCGGCGGCGTCACCTCCTCCGGCGAGTACAGCGGCCTGAGCGCGATCGCGCTGCTCTATCCCGAGCAGTTCGCGGTCTGCAATCTGATCGCGGCACCCGGCTGGAGCCACAGCCCTGCCGTCTACAACGCCATGCTGACGGCCTGCAAGAAGATCAACGGCCACTGGGACGCCTTCGTCGTGGCCGACCTGCCCCTCGTGGACAGCACCGCGCAGGCGGTCGACACGATCACCAAGGCGATCGCGTGGAAGAAGGCCAACGCCTTCACCGGCGAGCGTTCTAAAGTCTACTGGCCGCAGGCTGTGGACAACCTCGGCAACGTGTTCCACCTGAGCACGCTGGCCGTGGTCGAGCTCATGCGCGCCGACTTCAGCCACAACAGCGTCCCGATGGAGACCTGCGGTAACAAGGCGATCCCCGTCATCAAGCAGTATTTCGGCGCCAACGCGAAAAACCGCGGCTTCGACCAGCAGACTGGCAAGGAGCTGACGCAGAACGGCATCAGCACCGCCGTGGCATGGGGCGGCGAGTGGGTACTGTGGGGCGACCATACGGCCGCCTATACCTACGGCGCAAACGTGGATCCCCGCGCGATCTTCGACGTCTCCATGCGGATGCTCATGCACATCACCAACGACTTCCAGCGCGAGTGGAGCCCGGAGATCGACGAGCCCATGACCCGCGCACTGAAGGATCGCATCATCAACCGCGAGCAGGAAAAGCTCGACGGCTATGTCAGCATGGGCGCGCTGCTCGGCACCCCTGTGATCCTGTTCCTCGAAAGCGAGAACAGCACCACCGACGTGATGAATGGCGACTTCCGCTGGGACATCGCCGTCACCCCGACCCCGCCCCTCAAGTCTGCGAGCGTCTACGTCGCCTACACCGACGCGGGCTTCTCCGTCTACTACGAAGGAGGTGACGAGTAATGGCAAACCTGTGGCTCGACCTGAAAGGCCCCATCCTCGCCGATACCGTCTATGTGGACGGCGTTCTCGCCGCCAAGGACGTGACCATCGCCCTGCCTCCCGTCAACCTTGTGACGGCCGACTTCAAGGCGATGGGAACCTACACGGCGCCGCTGCTCGGCCAGATCGAGGCGATGGAGGCATCCATCACCAAGATCGGCATCGACCTCGGCCTGCGCAGCCTCGTCAAGCTGACCAGCAAGACCATCGAGATCCGCTGGGCGCAGGACGTCAAGCTCTCCGACGGCTCCACCAAGACCGAAGGCTGCAAGGCGTTCCTCCGCTGCGTCTCCAAGGGCATCCCCGGCCTGAACGTGGATCCCGGCAACGCCAGCGAGAACGAGATCGCGCTGGCCGTCAGCCGCTACCAGCTTTTCGTCGCTGGCAACGAATACTGGCTGATCGACCAGCTCAACACCATCATGCGCGTCGGCGGCGTCGACTACGCCAAGGACATCCGCAGCGTCCTGTAACCAGAAGGGCGTCGCCTCCGGGCGGCGCCCTCTATTTATCGAAAGGAGATACACATGGAAAAGCTGACACTCCAGAACCCCATCACCATCAACGGCAAAAAGGTCAAGACTCTGACCTATGACACCGACGCGATCACCGTGGGAATGTTCGCCGATGCTGAGGCCCGCAAGCTCCGCGCGACCTCCAACAAGGGCGGCGGCAGCGCCGGCGCTTGCGAGCTCGACTACTCCCTGCACGCCTATCTCGCCATGATGGCGATCGTCGCCGTCAACAGCGACATCGACGTCAGCGACCTCGAGCGCATCAGCGGCCCCGACGTCATGGAGCTTATGAGGATCGGCCGAAATTTTACTACGGCGAGGTCGGCGGCACAATCCGAGGAAAGCGGCTCGGAGAGCTCGTCCGAGACTACTCTCGAGCCTTCCACACCTCAGTCGGCGAGCTCCGACGGGAACGCCTGACCGACTTCCTGATTGAATACTACGAGGCAGCCGAGGAGGCCAAGCGGCAGCGCGACAAGGCCGCCTCAATGCCCCGGAATAACTTCAGGAAATGCAGAAGGAGGTGACACTGATGGCAGGCAAAAACAAGATCATGCAGGCCGTCGTCAGCTTCGCCGGCACCATCGACCCCTCCCTCGGGAAGGCGATGGACAACGTCGCGGGACACCTCGACAAAGTAAACTGGAAGGCCGTTGCCGTCGGTGCTGCCGTGGGCGGCATCGCTGTGGCGACGGGCAAGGCGGTCGTCGAGGCCGGGAAGTATCTGGCAGAGCTGGGCGACGACTACAACAAAGCCATGAACCAGCTCTCCGCATCTACCGGCGCCACCGGCGACGAGCTGGACGCGCTGGGCGAGAGTGTGAAAAACATCTACGCGCAGAACCTCGGTGAGGACTTCAACGACGTGGCCGAAGGGCTGGCCGCTACGCAGAAAGCGAGCGATCTGGCCGGCGAGGCATTGGAGCAGGCCACCGCGGCCGGCTTCGTGCTGCGTGACACCTTCGACTACGACATCAGCGAAAGCGCCAGAGCCGCCTCGGCTCTGATGAAAAACTTCAACATCAGCGCCGAAGAAGCCTACGGCCTAATCGCCACCGGCGCGCAGAACGGCGCAGACAAAAACGGCGACCTGCTCGACACCCTGAACGAATACTCGGCGCAGTTTGCGGCCCTCGGCCTGAGTGCCGACCAGTTCATGGGCTCCCTCGTGGAAGGCGCTGACGCCGGCCTGTTCAGCATCGACAAAGTGGCCGACGCCGTCAAGGAGTTCAACATCAGAGCGAAAGACGGCAGCGACAGCAGCGCCGAAGCCTTCAAGGGCCTCGGCCTCAACTCCGACAAAATGTTCGCGGCCTTCGCAGCCGGCGGTGAGACCGCGCAGGCTGCATTTTTCGACACCGTCGAGGCTCTGAACAAGCTCGAGGATCCCCTCAAGCGCAACGAGATCGGCGTCGCACTGTTTGGCTCGCAGTTCGAGGATCTGGAGGCGGGCATCCTGCCCGTGCTCGGGGACATCGAGACCGCAGCCTATGACGGCGCCGCCGCACTCCAACAGATCAACGACGTCAAGTACAACGACCTCGGCTCTGCCTTCGAGGCGGTCAAGAGGTCGGCCGAAGTGGCTCTGCTGCCTATGGCGTCGATGATCGCCAACACGCTGACATCGCTGGCCCCGATCCTGACCGACACCTTCGAGGAAATCAGCCCGGTCATCACCGACACGCTCAACGCTTGTATGCCGTTTGTGCAGGACTTCCTCGTCGGCATGGGCGACACCCTGAAGAAGGTCATGCCAATGGTCACGGAGCTGGCTGCGGGCATCCTGCCCCTACTGGCTCAGCTCGTGGGCTCGTTCCTGCCGCCTCTGCTCGATCTCGCGCAGCAGCTACTCCCACCGCTCATGCAGATCGTTCAGGCCATTCTACCGCCGATCGCCAGCATCCTCGCCACCGTGCTCCCGATGCTGACGCAGATCATCTCGACCGTGCTGCCTGTGCTGGCAAACCTGATCGCCGCGCTGCTGCCGGTCATCACCCCGCTGCTGGAAGTGGCCCTGCAAATCGTCAACAGCGTCATCATGCCGCTGCTGCCTCCACTGATGCAACTGATCGAGGCCCTGCTGCCCCCGGTCGTGAGCCTGCTCAATGCGATCATGCCGCTCCTCTCGCCCCTGCTGGCTATTCTGGAGCCCATCGCAAACGTGCTCGGCACGATCGTCGGCTGGGTATCGAAGATCGTCAGCTTCGGCTCCGGCGTCATCAGTAAGATCGCGGGCCTGTTCGGAGGTGGAGGAGGCGGCAGCACCGGCGTCTCCGGCTATGCGACCGGCGGCTTCACGAGCGGCCCGTCCATCGCGGGCGAG